GAAGGGTAGTCACCTGGGTTGTCGTCGCACACCTTTGAGCCGACCAGAGCCTGACATTCATTCGATGATTGGCAAGCCTCAACATCATATTGGGTGCGGTAGATCGGCTTGGTAGTGTCGTCAACCTCGGTTGTTTGCAGGACATGGAACCGGATGTCTTTGCCGGAAACCTCGAAGCATTTTACGCCCTCTTTTGATTCACAAACTGACTGCTCGGCATAGACGGTGTTCGCTCCGCTCTTGCCCATCGGCCAGTAATTTCCGGCCGCCGCGATATTAGCTGTCAGAACCACAAATCCTAATATTAGTTTACCCATCTAACATTCCCCCTATTTTGCGCCCATGCAGATTAAGTTGAATTGCTCACCTGTAGAATTCGCGCCCGACGTACTTACAAAAAATCCAACCGTCAAGGATGTGCTAGATTGTGCGACTATTCGCCCAACAACAGTTGATCCAGTTTGTGTTTGTACGGTGCAGGTAGGTGTGGCTGAAAATTTACCACCCGCAATAGTAATTACACAATTGCCCGCCGAAATATTTCCGATTGATGTAACCCAAGACCCGCTTTGATTGGTTATGCTTGAAGACGCTGTGCAAGCCCCGAAAAAACGCTCAATTCTTTCGGTTGTACCCGAAGAAATAGGGCGTTCATTAAGGCTCGTATTCAGAGCCGTGAACACCGGCGTAGGGAACTGCTGGTTGAGCGGGCGGATTGTAATGTGCATGTCCCTCTGACCATTGGAAGCATTTCTATCTAACTGAACTTGAGAAGCGTTGATAGTTCCTGAAACCGCCTGCTCGTAGTAAAGCCTAAAGGCATGCCGGCCAGCCGAGGAAACGCTAAACGTTCCACAATTATAAGTCGGATCAATACTAACTGTATTTGTGGCAGACCCAGCCACAGAGTGGACAGTTCTTGTCTTTCCTTCTTCTAAAATTGCACCACTTGCATCCGCTGTTCTTACGACTTGAAAAGCCGTGTTTAGGTCTCCGGAAGCGCCCACGTTTCCGTTATGGGTAAAACCGAAACACGCTTCGTAAAGCCCAGATTGCGGTATATCAACTGACACCCCCATTTCTTCGTTTCCAGCCGCACATGTAAGGCCAGTGGAAGGATTCGCATTACAAACGATGCGACCAACCACACTTCCTGGATTTATAACCAAATCCAAACCTGCATTCGTCGCAGTGGCATAAGAGGAAACTGCTCCAGTTCCAAGATCTACGACTGCGCCGCCTATATTTCCATCAAAAAACCATCCGGTTGTTTCAAGAGTTATGGCTTCGGCAGCTTGGAGCGGATATCGAGTGAAGATCATTCGGGTCTGTCTTCCGCCACCGACACCACCAGTGTCGTTTAGCCAGAGAACAGATCCCGCACCGGTCTCAGCTATTTGCGATCTAAAAATAAGGTTTTGTCCCGTTGGGTTATTAACCACTATGTTGCAGGAAATTGTTTCCTGCCCGCCAGAGATCTTTGTAACCGTCTGACAGGGGACCCCGTTTGTCCCTGTAACCGTCTCAACCAACCGCACAGCCAGAGGAACGCCTGATGTCGGGTGTTCAAACTGCATTGTAAAAGTGCCGACAATTTTACCAGGAGGTACGTTGTTTAACTGAACGGACATAGTGTCGGTTATAGCGTCAGTGATCGAAACTGTTCCTGCGGTAAGAGTTGGCGCAGGACACGCGGCTGTGACTGGAAGAAAAACGAATGATCCAGCCGTATCCACGGTCGGATTACAACTCGCTGTAGAAGCCCACGTTACCTCAGCAAGTAATTGCGCCTGGCTCAACTGGAACGAGTTCTTGTCTGAGCCTACGAAGGCGTTGTCGATAGTGATCGCTGTTGGGTTGGAAACGTTCGCGAGCAGTCGGAGAGAGAGTGTGTCGGTTGCGGTCGTAGGGCAATCAAAAACCAATTGCACCTGAGCGACGTTAGTTCCAGTGGTTACGGGAATACCGCGCTCGGCAATCGTCGACGAGCCGTTTAGACGAACTTGAAATTGAATATCGTCAGTGGCGCCGCCTACATAACGATAGTATAGATTGGCCGAGCATACGCGCCCGATCATACCGCGCTCAATAACCTTGGTCGCTGAAGTCAGGGTTTGCGAGAGAGCCGAGGAATCCCACACGCCGGACTTCTTATCGAAGATGGGTGTTGTAATATCTTCTACAAAGGTTCCACCTGAGGACGTCCAGTTGCTAGGTGGAGTGCCGGACTCGAAGTCGGCGTTCAGTTCGGCGAGGAGGTTTATCCCCCCGCCCGCGCCCGATCCGGAACCGATTTTCTTAAAATTGGTGCCGTCGTTTGAGAACTCTAGAGCGACTTCGGATTGGTTCCAGCGAATGAGCGGGTTCACGCCACCGATGTCGAAGGTAATACTTTTATTGTTAGCCGTGCCATCGCCTAACGTGAATGAGTTTCCGTCGGAGTTAATGGAGCCGCCGAACTGACCAGTTGTGGTGAAGGAGCCGCTGCCAGTCACATCCATGCTTTTGTTTAGGCTGAAGGAAGGGGTAGCATTGTCGACGCTGATCTTGGCGTTGGACCCACCGTCACCCGTATCGAAAATCAATTCTTTGTTATCTACCGATGTTCCCCCGAATTGAACTGTGTCGGTGGCGAACTTCTGAACCACACCGGCGGCGTAGGCGGTGGCGAAGAGAATAGCTCCGATGAAGACCGTAGAGCGGATGTAATATTTAAATGGTGTTCTCATCTTATACCTCATCGATGTTTTCAGAGAGAATGTTCAGGGTTCCAAGATCGTTGATGTCGGTGTCGTTGTTCAGGAAGTAGTTTCCTTTGACCATGCAATATTTCGAAGCGGCGCTGAGCTCGACGGCGATGTCACCACCGGCGTTGAAGTTGGCGAAGCGCCCGTTCAGCAATCTGATTCTTTCCCCGGTCAAGATCAACCCCTTGATGGCGCCGATCCCCTTCAAGACGGCAACCCCCGGCTTGAACTCAATGTTGAGGTCGTTTTTGTTAAATGTGACTGGCGCGCTGAGAGCCTGATCGGAAGTTATGATGATATTCTTTATGGCGCCGGAGATGAAATCAGCGTCGGCTACTAAGTCAGCGAGAGTAGCGTGGGTTCCGCCGGTTCCGACCTGTGCGTCAAAGATGCCGACTTGCACGAGAAGGGCGTCGGTAGTTGTCTCAAAATAGTTTATCCAGTCGTTCACAATCCAGAACAACCAGTTCATGAATTGGAATGGAGGACGCTCGGACGCGGCCCATCCAGCCAGCTTTTTGCCCGCCGAGGGCTCGACGGTTACGGTTCCGAAGCTCGGATTGCCTACCGTCCAATCAGGTTTTGAAGTCGGTTTAGCCATTGCTCATTCCCCCTATTGAAATAACCCGCCTACCAAATTGTCCTCTAAGGTGCCGAAGCCTTCATCGCCATTCTCAGCACCATCAAAGGAAAACGCAGGTAGAGTCCTCATATGTAGTTTACCGAACATACCCCCAACAGCGGGAGCGGTGTCATCACCAAATCCATCAGCAGTGCCGGCTGGTCCTTCGAAGGCGAACGCGTCGGCCTCGTCGAAACATATCAGGGCTTCAAGGCGGACACCGGCGGGGTCAACCCGATCAAGTCGTGAATAAAAGAAGTTTATCAAATCGTTTGGAACATCCTCGGACGCGGACAGGCCGAACCCAGCGGGATAGTATTCTTGGAGGTGAACCAGATTTGCACCGATCAATAGCTTGGTGATTTGAATTATGGCTTCAGGGTCACCCTGGCTGACGTTCTCACCGATCTTTGCGAGTAGTAGGGAGCGGTAGCGGACGTCGTCGAAGCCCAATCGAGGCTGCCCGACAATGGTTCCTATGTCGTCGAGTGTCTGCCCAACGGCTAGAGCGATGGTTCGGTTGGTGAAGAGATCAGAGAATGTGTCTTCGAGATCCTGAATTTGTTCGGTTAGGGCCGAGATCACGCCAGCGACTTTATCCTTGTCCACGAATTGCTGGAGCAGTCTTTCGAGCGCCAGGTCAACGTGGTTTGGGATATAGCCTGGTATTGGCATTAGCTGTTCACAGTGATTCGCGACGTATCGAAGTCAGCGAGTTCCGTGTCTCCTATCGGGATGTTTTCTTCCAGGCCGCCGAAGTGCACGGTATGCACACCGGAACCGACGTTTACGAAATCAATGAGATCGCCCGTGCGCGTGGACGAGAGTTTGAACTGGTTGGCAGTGGCAGAGCGGACCCAGTAGGTAGTGTTGGGAGCCAGGCCGGTCGGTAGTGTTCCAGTTGTGGTGAAATAAATGCGGTCAGTGTTGGTCAGCGGATGGGCAATGTAGTCAACAGTCAGATCGCCAATGACGTTCGTAAAAGTCACGGGATTGGTTGCAGGAGTCGGCAGGGTAGTCGTACCGATCCTCATGATGGCGTCGGTGATGCCGATGTCGTCGATCCCGGGGATGTTATTGATAGCGCATATCAACTTCGGGACCACGATTACGTCTTCACCGATGGTCATTGATTCACCGAACTCAACCAGGGCGGCCTTCACAAGATCATCACCGTTGGGCGGGTAGTTTGCATTAACGACCAGATCCAACACAATCCAAATGGGGATGAGGGTTGGCCGCGAATATCGGATTTCTTTGGTGAAGCCTTGGCTGTCCAAGAGGTTGTGAACTTCGGTGCCGTGGGTTTGGATTCCAGCCGGTTTGGTGTCCAGGATTTTTTGGGCAATTTCAACATCGTCACCACCTTGAACGACCATCTCGTAGGACTTTGGCGGGCGTCCGAACAGGTCGACGATCATGCTGGTGTTCTCAAAACCACGGGCCGCTACGACCCCGTCGATTTGGAGCAGGTCGGACAGGATGGCAGGAATGGTGGAGTGGCCAGGGAAGGCGAGGCTCTCATCTCTTCGAAGTTTTGCTTCGGCGTCGGTTTCGAGATCGGTGCCGAGTTCAGCATCCAGAGGGTTGGTGATCGTTTCCAGGCCGACAATGGGCGTATCTATGAC